AGGTTACAATGATATTGTTAATGACAGAATTAAAAATGTAAAAAAGACTATTGAAAATATTCAAAAAGAATCACATTATAAAAAGATATCTGAAGAATTTGTTAAACCTGTATTAGAAGATGTTCCTAGTGATGTTGCTGAAAATTGGATTGATCAACTTACTATTAAACAATTTAATGAAGAATTAAAAGATGTATTTCCGTACATTTATAACCTAGTAGGCGAAGCAACTAAGGCTAAAGGATTAGACTTTGCTAATTTATTAGACGAAGGTGCAGAAACAATGGTATGTAAAGATTGTGGCGATGAAATGCACAAACCTACAACAGATTGTGAACACGACTGTGATGATGAAAACGGCAGTAACTGGAAAGCCAAAGTTAAAGAAGGCGAACAGCCTGCAGACTCGTATGTAGTTAAGCCTGGCGATACTATTTGGGCGATTGCTGATAGATTTGCAGATAGTAATTATGATGGGGATGTTAAAGCAGGTACTAAGGACATTATGGACTTAAATGATATTACAGATCCAGAAAGTTTACAACCCGGACAAAAACTTATAATTGGGTATTTTATGGGCGGAATGAGTGGAGGCGGATCACGTGGCCTTCCACCTACTGGATTCAAATCATATGATGAAGAACTTGATGCAGAATTTGAAAGGACAATGGGACAGTTTAGTGATGTACCTGAAAAGCCACAAGTACCTATTACGGAATTTATTCTTTCTATGTACGATAGAGAAGTAGGAGCATTTCCAAAAGGTGAAACAGCAGTACTAACAGCAATTGAAAAAGATTACGGTGAAAAGTTTATTGAACCTTCTAAGAACTTTATTGAAAGAATGCATACTACATTTGCAGAGCATAATCAAACCCAAAAAGATCCAGAACTAGCACCTTTTGAAGATAAACTAGCAGAACGTAATAAAACAAAGATAATTGATCCAGTCTCAGGAGCTGAGTTAGATCCAGAAAAACCTGAAGATCTAATGTATCATGATGATGACGAAGAAGACATCGAAGAATCAGGAAAGAACAAGACTTCAGAAGAAGTAAATAGAATCAAACATTTATCAGGCATATAAAAAATAAACTCAGAATATAGCAGAATCAGGTTGACTTCTGCTATATAATAGTGTAGTATATACATGTGCTACACAATTAAAGGCACTAGAGTAACATTTGTTACTCTGCACATAGGCAAACATTTAGGAGGCTTAAACTATGGCAACACTAGCAGAAATCCGGGCGAAGCTCAAAGAGCAAGAAGCAAATACCGGTGGTAACCGCAACTCAGGCGGTGATAACGCAATTTACGCATTTTGGAATATTAAAGAAGGAGAAAGCGCCACTCTTCGATTCCTACCTGATGGAGACGACACAAACACTTTCTTTTGGAAAGAGCGTTTGATGATCAAACTTCCGTTTAACGGAATTAAAGGTGAAACTGATTCTCGGCCAGTACAAGTACAAATTCCATGCATGGAAATGTATGGTGAAACATGTGATGTACTTAATGAAGTTAGAGCGTGGTTTAAAGACCCATCACTAGAAGATATGGGTCGTAAGTATTGGAAAAAGCGGTCGTACATTTTCCAAGGATTTGTAACTGACAATCCGTTATCAGATGATGCAAAACCAGAAAATCCTATTCGTAGATTTATTATTGGTCCGCAAATTTTCCAAATTATTAAAGCGGCTCTTATGGATCCTGATATGGAAGAACTTCCAACAGACTATACTGCGGGTGTAGACTTCCGTCTTAATAAAACTAGTAAAGGCGGATATGCAGACTATTCAACATCAAACTGGGCTCGTAGAGATCGTCCATTAGGTGATAACGAGATGGCTGCTGTTAATACACACGGACTGTTTAACTTTTCAGACTTCCTTCCAAAGAAGCCAGATGCTGTTGCAGTTAAGGTAATGAAGGAGATGTTTGAAGCGTCAATAGACGGTGAAGCATATGATCCTGAACGTTGGAGCAATTACTTCCGTCCTGCAGGAATGCAGGCACGTACAGGTGATCCGACTAAGACAGCTTCGCCTAATGCAACTGCAACTAGTCAAAGTGCGCCAGTAGCACCGACACCAGTAGCACCAGTTGTTGTAGCGCCAGTTGTTGAAGCACCTGTAGCACCAGTTGTTGAAGCACCAGCGGCTCCTGCAGCAGAAGGTGGTGACGCGGCTAATATTCTTGCAATGATCCGTTCAAGACAGAACCAAGCATAGTAGTAAAAAACTAAAGAGTGGAGGGGAATCTCCTCCACTTATTAGCTTATTATAGGAGAAATTATGGCTAAATCATTTGACGTAAGTAAGTTCCGCAAGGACTTAACAAAAAGTATTCAAGGTATGAGTTCAGGATTTAACGATCCAACAGATTGGATCAGTACAGGTTCATTTGCTCTAAATTACCTTATTAGTGGCGACTTTCATAAAGGTGTGCCTCTAGGTAAAGTTACTGTGTTTGCAGGAGAATCAGGCGCTGGCAAAAGTTATTTTGCAGCAGGCAATATTGTAAGAGCAGCACAAGAACAAGATATCTTCGTAGTATTAATTGATTCAGAAAATGCACTAGACGAAAGTTGGTTGCAAGCTCTTAAGGTTGATACTAGTGAAGAAAAACTACTCAAACTTAATATGAGTATGATTGACGATGTAGCAAAAACTATATCAACATTTATTACAGACTATCGTGCTATGGATGCAGAAGACCGTCCTAAAGTATTGTTTGTAGTTGATTCGTTGGGTATGTTGCTAACACCTACTGACGTTGATCAGTTTAACAAGGGTGATATGAAGGGTGATATGGGTCGTAAGCCTAAAGCACTAACTTCATTAGTCCGTAATACTGTTAACATGATTGGCTCACTTAACGTAGGCTTAGTATGTACTAACCACACTTATGCATCGCAGGATATGTTTGATCCAGATGATAAGATCAGTGGTGGAGCAGGCTTTATCTATGCATCAAGTATTGTTGTTGCAATGAAAAAGATGAAGTTGAAAGAAGATGAAGACGGCAATAAGATCTCAGAAGTTATGGGTATCCGTGCTGGTTGTAAAGTGATGAAGACTCGTTATGCAAAACCGTTTGAAGGTGTGCAGGTTAAGATTCCTTATGAAACTGGTATGAATCCGTACAGCGGGTTAGTTGAATTGTTTGAAAAGAAAGGCTTGTTAGTTAAACAGGGCAATCGCCTCAAGTATATTGACTTAAACGGTGAAGAACATCTTGACTATCGTAAGCAGTGGCTTGGTCCTAAACTTGATATGATTATGTCGGAATATGCTGAGAAAATAAAACCTGCGGTAAATGTCGATGAAGTTGAATTAGAAGAAGCAACCGAAGATCAAATTGAGGAGATAAACGCAAATGGATGATACCCAAATTGTTGAAGTATGGACAGTATTTAAGGAATATCTAGATAAAAAACAAGTTCATGCAGCTGCTGAACGCTATGTTGATTTACTATGCGACCTAGGCGTATCAGAAGAAACATTCAATGATGTTATTGGCTCAGACGCACAGCTTGATGATGCTATTTGCTATTATTTAGATATGGATCGAGCCAACGATGACGACGATGACGACGAACTGTTTGGGGAAGAGTAACGGCTATGGGTTGGTATTCTGAAGTATCTAGAAACGTATCAAAGATTCCTGAAGCAATTGATTACTATGAAAATCAAATAGTAGAAGCAAGAACTGAGATAAAGTTATCAGGAAACGTTGAAAGAGCAGCGGCAGAGTTGCCAGGAATAGTAGCTCATAGATTTAATCAACTTCAAGAAATTGAAGCAATATTACATTACATGAATATTGAGCTACGCAGGTTGCGTAGCTCATACTTTAAAAAATATCTTGAAAATTATCAACGTGCATTATCGAGTCGAGATGTTGAAAAATACGTTGACGGTGAAGCAGATGTAGTTGACTACGAAAAAATTATAAATGAATTTGCATTACTTCGTAACAAATGGTTAGGAGTGTTAAAAGGTCTTGATCAAAAACAATGGCAAATTACTAACGTAGTTAAATTAAGAGTAGCAGGAATGGAAGACGCAAGCCTTTAATTGCCAGTAGTATTTTTTTGCCAGATAAGTATTAACGTAAATCACGTAATACAATAGGAGAAAAAATGCATTCAGAGAAATACTTAAAAGAATTGCAACGATTGCATAGTAAGAAATCATTTGGTACTGCAAAAAATATTCCACAAGGTGTACAAGACGTAATTTCTAAAGAGTCGCTTACTTCGGTTTTAGATTTTGGATGCGGTAAAGGTAAGCCCTTTACACAACTTGAAAATGTGATAACTGTTCATAATTACGATCCAGTTACATCTCCAATTCCTCTTCCTAACAATGCTGATCTAGTTTATAGTAGTGATGTATTAGAACATATTGAAGTAGACCAACTAGATCAAGTTATTGATAAGTTATATAATATAGCTTCAAAATATCAATATCATTTAATTGCTTGTCATCCCGCAAAGAAAAAACTTAGCGATGGTAGAAATGCACATTTAATTATAGAAAAACCTGAGTGGTGGAAAGCTATCCTTGACAAGAAAAATAAAGAGTTAGGTTGGGAAATGATCAGCGAAGAAAGCACAGATCG